CCCACCAAGAAGCCTTTTCCCAGTTGCTAGGTAAAGACTCTACCATTGAGTGAGTGTTTGTCAAGTATTCGTTATTGCCTTCATAGTCAATGTAGTTAGTGTCGTGATATGTAATTGTGTTATCTCCAGTTACATCACGAACAAATCCTTCTAGTGTTGTATTTCTAGCATCAAAGTATGGATTTTCTCCATTTAAAACAACTGTTCCGCCAGCAGCTAGAATTGTTTTATAAGCTGATGATAATGTACCACTAAGATTGCTAAGGCTTGTGTCTGAATATCTTAAATCAAAAACTTGTTCATATCCACTAAAACTGCTTGGTACAGAGGTTCCACTTGTTACTGTATGACCAGCAGCCTCTAATCTATTTTTCCATTTACTATGAGTATTACCATAATTTTGATGTATAATTAGAACATCTTCAGCGATAACTGATAATGAAAATAATACAAGAAATATAAAACTACTGACTCTGAATAATAATGATTTCACTTTCTATTCCCCCTAGTTCAAAATCTATCAGTTGAAAATCGCCTTGTTGTATATTCATCATGTAACTGTTTTCTTGTTCAAGGTGTAACTCTACAACACTACCACTCGCAGCTTCTCTATGCCAATACCATTGTGGGTCCTCATCTAGTATCGTAATGCCAGTATCTTTATCTTTACCTAGTGTAATACCTTCAACACCTTTTTTCTTATCAAATTCAGAACGCATCTGTAATGCCAACTGAGCATTCAATTGTGCAAGAATATCGCCTAAGAAGTTCTGGTCTAAAAAGTCAATATCAAGTCTTGAAGCTGCTTCATCTTCTTCTTCTGCCAGGTAGTCTATATCTAAATCTTCAAACTTTAAAAAGTCAATGTCAAGTGCATTGGCAACCTTGTTTAGTTCTTCATTTTGTTCTGCCTCTACAATCTCTCTAGGTTTAGATATGATGAGTAGGTTGTTGATAAAGCTTTCTTCTAAATCCAAGATAACGGGTTTTAGGGGGCGACTAGAAATAGTGTCTACAACCGTAGCCTGAAACGCCTGGTTCATTATTACCATACCTGCATCAGACTCAACTGATATTTCACCCACAAAACAATTACCATTCGTATCACACGAGGGCAACAGAATAATAGTGGAACTACCCACTTCGTCTATTGTCATTGTGAAATCTGTACCACGAACACCAATCGTAGCGGTTGGTGTTTTTATCTGTACTGCGGTTGGTGTAGTTTTTGCAATCTGACCAGAAGCATATCTTACTGTGCCAAGAGCTGCTTTAAGTGATAACGAACCTTTCTTTGTGTTTGGGTCGTAAACAAATTCGTCAATAATGAGTTTTGAATGTTGAGTAACATCTACTCGTGTGTCATCAATAAAACCAACTGCAACTTTGCCTTTACCCGTTTTAATGGTGTCGTATGAGTATATGTCTAAATCAATTTCAGAGTCAACATCTTCACCATCCGTTCGTTCAATAGTAGCGTTACCTTCGTGTAAGATAACATCGCCAATGATACTAGCGAATGATGAAAATGTTAAAAACCATAATATAAAAAAGAACCGCACATTAATCTCGTTGTATTATATCCACATTTGCCGAAGCGCCATTTACTGTTAGAGTTAATATATCACCACTTCCACCAGTTTGTAATATAACATAGTCTGCACTATTACCATCGTGGTGTAATGAAAGTGTACTTGCATTATCTTGGTCGATATCAGCTGTGAAACTTGTACCAGCTGCATCTATGTGAACCGCACCTGTACTCGTTTGTTCAATACTAACATTCGCACTTGCACCATTAACATCTAAGTTAATTGTACCAGCAGCTGTTTGGTCAATATCATATGTACCACCAGCGCCTGCTAGACCAGATGAAGTTTGTCCAAGAATGGTTCCGTCTGTATTGAATGTAGCGTGAGCTGTTTGATTAATATTAACTGTCTTAACAGCAGATGATGTACTTCCACTTGTTGTTGCTGTGATTGTACCACCAGCAGTTTGATTAATGTCAATGTTTTGTGAGTCGCCAGTTGAAACTACTGTCGCCGAGTTGTCAGCCGTACCAGATTGTACAACATCAACATCAGCTGTAATTCCCGTCTGGGTCATAATTAAGGTATGACCGTTGACATCTCCATTACCATCAATATCAATTAGATAGTTATTTGAATCGCCAGCAATTGTCAGTCTTAATATTGCACTTGTGCCATCAACTGTAGCTGCAACAACAGTACTGTCTGTACCTGAAGCACCAACAATATCAATGTCAGCATTATCGCCTGAAGCATTACCACCTATATCTAAATCAATATCAGATGAGTTGCCTTGGAAGGTGATTACAGCATTAACATCATCACAACCGTTTGTGCTATCAGCAGGGTCACAGTTGAAATCTATATTGTTACTATTGCCTGTTGTACTCCACACACCAGTAAAGCTATCGCCATTAATATCAAAGGTGATTATATTACTATCGCCCACCTGGTCGATATTAAAGTTCGTTGCCGAACCGCTGGCGGTAGATGCAGTTGTACTATTGCCAACCATATTGCCGTTGCCGTCTTGTAACACATCAAAGACTAGTGAAGCACCAGCTTGTGTTACATAAATCTTGTTTGTTGCCATCGCTGACAAACTCATCAGAAACATAATAAAGAAAGTTAAAAATCTCAAGTTACTCTCCTTGTTTCTCCGAAATTGGATGAGTGAATTTTATTTCACCCTGGTCTATATTTATGCCTTTATCTTCTGCAATAGCAGGTTCTGCCCATTCCCATAGACCTATTTCTTTGCCGTCATATAACATTTGCAAGACTGCATATTCAATTGCAGTACGAATCGCATAGTTCACCGGTTCGTTAGCTGCATTTCCAGATTCAATCTCTAATGCTCTTGTGCCTAAATCTAAGAATCTAAACACATCTGCACCATTGCTGGTACTTGCAATTGTTTTCGTTGAAGATACAGTCAGTAAAATCTCGCCTGTCTGTACTGCAACGAGCCTAAGTGAAACAGTTACTTGGTCAGTTCTATATTCTTCATGTGTGCCAAGACCAAAATATCTCGCACCTGCTCCACCACTTGTTGTGTTCGTATCATAACCAACAATGCCGCCCTCTAGTATTAGACCGGCAAACAACATAGGCGCCAAAGCGTCTGTTGCTTCTGAACCATCATATAGTTCTCTTGTACTTCTAATTAATTGGCGCTCTTTAACTAAGTTGTCTAAACTCGCTCTTTCAACAACTGAAAACCAATCGCCACCACTAACTGCCATGAGAGATTGTATAACCCAAACATCTGCACCTTGTGATACAGCTGTCGATAATCCTACTTGTTTTCTCTGTCCTGTTTCATCAGGAAAATCATAAACAGCAACTGTAATTTTTACTGGGTTGCCTTCGCCATCTGTTGGTGTGTTTACCAAAGGTGGCATTTCTTTCAATAATTCTTTTGTTGGTGTGCCCTGTACAAAAGGCATTTCTCCTTCTATCGCTTTCGTGTTCTGTACCGAACAAGCACCCACCAAACAAGATAATAATGCTATCGCCAAATATTCCATATTAATCACCTAAAATTTAAAATCGCCAACCGGTACAATCAGTTGTGTTATGCCTCCGGTGGCGTCAGTAACAGTTAATGTAATTGTTTCTGCTGTTGTATCTTTTGCCCAATAGACTGTTGAACCATCAGGCAAAGTTGCTGTACCACTCAATGGGCACTCTACTTCCGTTGTATCTGTATCTTCGGTACAATTAGTACCAAACATATTATCAACCATTTGTTTCGATAAGTTCGCAAATATACGACTTTCAACATTCGTTACAAACTTAGCAAGAGTTGTGTTTTTAGCATCTCTCGCTGCCTTGGATTCTGCTGATAGTAAGTCGTCTTTTACTGCCTCTTTTCTATTATATTGAAGTTGTTCAATTGACAGTACATGACTAGAATAACCTTCACCATTAAAGGCAGGATTGCCAAAATCGAAGATTAATGAACTTGATGTGGCTGTAGTACTATAAACAATCAATACACATAGAAGTATTTTGATTAGTGTTTTCATACTACTATTTATAATAGTTTAGACCATAAAAAAGGGCGACATAAAGCCGCCCTCTCATATTATATGTTTAGATTAGTCCTTCTTCCAAAGTGACCATAAGATTGCGATTGTAACTAATCCTACTAAACCTTCGTTACCTAGGCTTGCTACTATGCTAGAGATGTTATCGATAACACCTAAAGATAGAAATGGTACATTTGCACCAAATACTACTTCTAACGCTACTGATAAACCAATTAGTTGTACAGCAACTGTAGTAATATTACCTATTGTATCCGTGATATTTTTCCACATAAATTATTCTCCTTTTATGTTGTGTTGTTTTTGATATCTCAAACTTCATTCATAATAAGTAGTAATATTTAGACAAAAATGGGGTTAGAAAACAGGTTTCTAACCCCAAAATAGTAAAAACAGATGGAGAGATTACTCGTCCTCTTCCGCTAACTTACTGAAATAACTCAAAGTTTCGTCTGAATCATCATCAGCAGTTATTTCTGGAGTAGGTGTCGGGGAACTTACTGTTTCTGCTACTACTGGTTCTACTTTTGGTGTCGCAGGTGGGATAGCGACATCCTCGGCAGTACCAGTATTTCTAACGCCAGATAGAACTTTGTCAAGTTTTGCTTTAAGCTCATCATATGATTTAAAGTTCTCTGGTGCGAGAAATGGTTGTAATGGATATTGTTTATTCCATATTTCTTCGATTGCCTCGTCATTAGGTGCAATAGCAGATTTACTATCGAACTCTGACTTGTCATAATTCCAATAACCATCAACTTTTCTGATTTTCAGTTTAAAGTTTGCACCTTCCCAGAAATCAAATGGGTTGATTGGCGTTTCATCTTCAAATTCAGGCTTCATCGCTTCGGTAATCTTATCAAAGATTTTCTTACCGAATTTATATAGTTTTACCTGACCTTCATTTTCAGGATGTTTCGGGTCGCTCACAATCAAAATATTTGCATAGTAAGATAACTTGCGTTTTCTCTTACGAGCAATATCTTTGTCTGCCTCAACACCAGAATTCCATAGTAAGCTATTTGCTTCACTAATCGGACATTTCTTGTTGATTGTAGTCAAACTGTTTTCAATTAACCAACCGCCTGGACCTTGAAATGCGTGTGACCATAATCTGGCCCATGGCAAATCTTCTCCTGAAACTGCTGGTAAAAAACGAAAAACAGCATAACCATTACCTGATTTGTCTAGTTCTGGTTTCCAAAATCTTTCGTCTTGGTATGATTGTTGTTTTTGTGGTTCTGCAACCTTTGATAGTTCACCCATTAGGGTGTCTAAAGTATTTGAGCGTTTTAACGCTGATAGACTTGATGTCATATATTTTCTCCGTATAATTGTATTCGTATGATTATTTTATCGTTTTGTGCTATATGTGTCGCACTATTATATTTATAACAAAAATATGCAAGCTTGGAGCGGAAGAAAGGATTCGCACCTCTATCTACAAATTGGAAACTTGTTGTGTTGCTTTTACACTACTTCCGCATTTTATTTGCATATGGTATATTATACTATAATCCGTTACCTTTGTCAAGCGTTTTCCTCATTTTCTGGTAAGATTTTTATATTTGTAACTACAGAAATTCTTGGTTTAGTGGTATTTTCTTGTTTAGGTACTGCGTGGGATAGCATGCCGCTAAATAGTATCATTTCATCTTCCTTCGGTATATAATCAAAATATTCAAACATAAATGTATTGTCATCTTCTATTCTATTTACCGTGTCATAATAAGCAGGAAATAAGTGTTTGGCATAAGAGCCATAATCTCTATTATTAAACAACCTAATACCTGCATGTTGAGTAGGGTCGAATTGTAGATAATGAACACAGGTAAAAATATAATCTGGCAGATGGTTATGTGGTTTCATATACTGACTATCGCCGAAACAGGCATAATTTACTATTTCAAAATTATATTTTATTTCTTTACTTAATTTTAATTTTTCATTAAAGAAGTTTTTAATAAATTTTTCATATAATGGTAATAGTATCTTGTTATTTACATCATCTGAATTATTAAATTTGGTATTGTTCCAATCGTCATAAGCATGGTGCATATTACTGTCATTATCCCAAGCATTTCTATATTTGTCTATCTTATAATTATCTAGTATATGGCTTATCACTTTCTCTTTATCATAAGAGGTGCTATCTACATCATAAGAATAGATTGGTGAACCAAACAGTACTTTTTTACTCAAGCGATTCCTAAGCAATTATTTGCTGTTTCTAATATCTCTGGTAGATAATTAAAAAACAAATAAATTAACGCTATTAGTCCTATTGCTTTAAGCATATGGAATTCTCCTCTTCAATCTGTGATTTCAATTGTTCTCTAAGTGGGTTAAGAATCTCTTCCTTTTTGTGTTCCTCGAATATCGCACAAGCCTTCATTGCTTTAATTATATCTTCAAGGTGTTGTTGTGGAATTGAAAGTATCATTATTCTTTCTGTTCTATTCGTGGTAATATATCACAATTATATGATAATGTTCTTCTCACTTGGTCCGTACCCCTAAATGGATAAACTGCATGGACTAAAGTGTATGGAAATATAAAAAAGTCACCAACTTCTGGACTTACTCTATGTTGAGAAACCGATAATGAATGTTGACTTCCGCCTATAAATTCTAAATGCCCATTTGATGGCTCATGGTCGTTACAATATTCTTCACCATATGTATCAGGCACTTTCAAAAATAAAACTGACGATAGGCCTACTAAACTTTTCTTACTTGCGTGAAAGTGAGCAGGATTATATTCGCCTGATTTCATTTCATTTATCCAAGCATTGTCTAAAGATGTGGTGTGAGTTTCTGAAAGTACAGAGCCTGTGTTTGCTAAATATTGATTAAAGCACATTTGAAAAGTGCCTTTCATATTATCGTTCAATAGAGGATTAACTAGTTTTTCTTTTTCAATTTTACCAGCAAGTTCTATATTCCAATCAGGCATAAGGTCTAGGGTTTTATCAAACGCATTGTTGATATCATCAATAAATGGTTTCGGCATTTTAAATTTTAAAATAACCTCACCAAGAAATATACTTTGCATATTTACTTCATTACTCATACTAACTCCTTTACTTTTTTTCTCAATGTAATTTTATATCTTGGCATATCGTATTTCAAAAAAGGCTTATATCTTATAATTCTATCGTGTAGTTTAGGCCACAATACTGTTTCCATTATGTCTTTGTCTAGTCTATTTGCGAATGAAAGTATATCTTCTAGTATCACAAATGTTTCAACACTTATCTTTTTAGATAACACCATCTTCAATATCGGTGGGTGTTGCCCGTCAGGTGATGTAAAGATATCATCAAAGTGTATATCTTTTGCCATCATCAAGTCTAATATAAAATCTACATCTTGTTCAAAAAAATAATGTAATGACTCTATTCTCTTAGACCACTCTTTATAACTCTCGTCACCAGTTGAGCCAATAATATCGCCAACCCATAGATTAGAATTATTGACAAAATTACTAACAAAGTAGTCGACCACAGTAGTGCTGTCATAAGTGCGACTAAGTTTGTGAAAAAAATATCTGTCCCTTCTTTTAGTGAAGGTTTCAAGTCTTGCAGTTGTTCGTCCGCCGTGTCTATGAAAGTCGTAACTTCTGTTTTTGCTCGTGAAATGTAATTTGATTGCCAAATAGACTTTATAAATTTCAAAACCATTCATTATCCTTATATTATATGGGAAGTTGTGGAACTTTTTCTATGTTTAACAGATTAAGATTCTGTGCCTCATAAGTCAACTTCTCTTTGAGTCCTTTGTTTACTAGTTTTTTAGAATCGCTTGGGTCGATTCCGTTCTTCTCGCAATAATAAAGTATTGCATCAATATAACTCATCTTTTTTGTTTTAACTAATTCTTCAATGAGTATTGCAAACTTATTGGGTGTGATAATCATTTTCATAATTTTAAAAAGGTAAAAATTTGTTATTAAGTTCTGCAAATGTAATATATTCTAAATTCTCACAATCTTTCCATTCTTCGATTTCAACATCTATCGGGCTCGTCCCAATAGGATTTGGATTAACTTTATAAAACTTTGTGTCTGGCCAACACGCAAATGTGTTCTTATGTTGTTCTATCCAGTTGTATAAATCGTCTTTCTTGTCATTATCTGGTCGCATCATTGGGGCGCCTTTTTCAACATAATGGCGGCTACCAGCATAGATGTTGTTGACTTTATCATCAAGTGAATATAAATCATGCCCGATAATATAAACTTCTTTTGCACCGTGCTCACAAGCAAGAAAGATTGACAAAGTGCCTGTTGAATATGCCCATTGTGAACCATCACCTGAAACTATAAGTGGTTCTAATGAGTTTGCCTCGTCCTCTAAAACAACGCCTGTGCAATAAGTTATGCCTTTCACTTTACTATCTAATGTAAAGACACCTTCACCGCCATGATATACTACCTCATTCACAAAATCTAAATCAGATGGCGAAAGCGATACTGGTCCTTTTTCTTTTTCTAACATAAACTCAGCAACAGCAACTGGTATTCTATCCCAGTACCCTAGATATGTCGTATTTTTGTGTGCATATCCAGAACGATATATCTCGTGTGCCATACCTGAATCTAATGCAACTAAAATATCAGGAGTAAAATCTCTGTAAACTGCATTGCAGCCGACTACTGTACCGTGTTGTTTGTATTCATCGAGGTCAAAATCTTTTCTTGAGTTACCATTACCAAAACAAAAATATATCATATATTCACCATTTGAGTTAATTTAAGTGCCAGTTTGGGTTAGAAGGTACTGGCAACCCCCTTAGCAACTTAAGCCGCTAAAGCATACTGATTAGAGTTAGCTTTTATTTTAGTTTTAAGTCTTAGGACTATCCTCTCTTGTAATCTTTCAATAACCATGTCGAAGTCCATTTCACCCCCACTAAAAACATTTTAGGGATGACCAAAATACTTTTGGTGGAGGTGCTCGGAATCGAACCGAGGTCCATAGCTTTTACTCCATTACCGTCAATGAGAATTCGGTTGACTATCTTGCTCTGCCCAGAATTCATCAATTGCTGGTTGTAACAAAGGTAGATAATCTTTTTTGTCTTTTACAAATGACTGTACACGACCATCTTCACAAACGATTAGTACAGCAATCTGGTCGATTGCACGACCATATCTTTCTTCAAACATCTCACAATAGGCAGTACATTGAATGAAATAGTTTTCAATCCATTCTTCTTTCTTTTCTTTTGTAGATGTTTTAAAATCAATAACAGTTAGTTTACCATCATAGTCAGCGATACAGTCGACTCGACCTGCAACACCCCACTTATCACTATAGAGGCCGCCTTCTTGCATTACAATATTATTTATATTATCGAGTTCTGGCTTCAACTGAGTGAACATAAAGAGTGGTAATACCTCTTGATTGGTTAGTTCGTCATTGTTTAAATAGTTCTCAGCAAGTTCGTGAACAGCAGTACCTCGTGAAGCAGCGGCTCTCATTATTTTATTTGCCTCAACTTCGCCGACTCTCTTACGCCATGCCAGAATACCTTCTTTCGCTCTACCAGATAATACTGTGGTTATCGAAGGATACTTATTTCCTTCTGGTGTTACATAAAATCTCTTTTTATTGATACTTTCTGTATACACCTCTGGTATCATATTATCAGGTATAGGGGCGTGTGTGAATGTTTTCCACTCATTCTCAGGATATTTAAGTTTCATTAAATCATTCAAAGCTTCGCTCATTACAATGCCTCATACAGCTCTTCAACAAGTGCCTTTTTTGTTTTGCGTTTGTCCAATTCAATGCCGTGGTCACGGCCAACTAATTCTAGTTCTGATTTGGTCATTGCGCTGAGTTCATCTTTTCCAAGTTTAACGCAGTCTTTACCGCCAGGGTTGAACATACATTTAAAAGTATGTATGCATTTACTGATAAGACTTTGTGGTTTCTTATCCATGTACATTTTTGATTTGTCAATAGCTTTT